CACCGCTCGTGCAAGAAACGTTTATGAGCAGCCAGAGTATCATCCAGCAAACTTTACGGTCTTATGATGCAATACTCGGCATAAGCGGAAACGATATATCAGGCAAAGCCATACAAAACGGTGCAATGCAATCAGACGCCGCAGCTATGCCATATTATGTGAATTTTATTATCTCTATGCAGCGATGCGCCGAGATTATTTTGCACTTGATGCCACTAATATATAACACGCCAAGGACTATTCCGATTAGGATGCCGGACGGAAAGCGTGACTATCAAGTTATTAACTTGCCTTACCCCAAGGTTGACAAACAAGCAGAAATGCTGCAAAAAGCACAACAAATGGGGTTGGGCGGCATGCAAAGTCAACTAGAAGAAACTGGCGAAGAAAGTGCGGAGTCTGAAGAAATGGAAGACGCATTAATGTTTAATTATGACCCTCACGATTTAAATGTAATCGTTGAGCCAGGCGTAAACACTCATGTGCAAAAGCAATTATCTTTTGAGCTGTTAACCAGGGCTATGGAAGTGTCACCTACGCTAGCTGAGTTCTTTAATCGTCAAGGCTTGCCAGTAATCCTAGAAAGTTTAGACTTGCCAGGTATTGAAGCGTTAAAAGATATGGTCGGGCAGTTCCAAGCGCAAATGGAGAAAGAGCGCCAAGCCGCTGCAGACCAGCCCCAGGAAATTGACAAGATGGTTCAAGCGGAAATGGAGAAGGCAAGACTAGATTCGGAGGCTCGCATGCAAAAAATAGAAGCTGATTTCGCAGTGGCTATTGCTAAGATTGCTGAAAAGCAGGAAGAAACAGAGCTGAAGCGACAAGAGTTAGAGCTTAAAGCACGCGAAGCAAACATCAGACTAAATATGGACAGGGAAAATGCGGCATCGGCTAACACTTCTGCAACTATCCAGCAAGCGATTAACGTGATGAAGCATCAGAGCGAGCAGAAACAGGCTGAAATGCAAAACGAGGCGCAAATGCAGCAAGGTGAAGTTCCCCCGCAAGGCTAGTTACCGATTTGCTACTGGTTTCAAATAATCGGTAGCAAATAAATTGACGCCCTTACTATATGGTTTGGATATGGTCACAGGGAGCCGGACGCCAGAAGTATGTTAGCATTTTACCGGCTCCAAGAAAATGGTTTTTAACTGTTCAAAATTTGCACAGTTGGGACTTAGAGTGCTATATTAATAACGTCCACAACTGACGAGCAGTGTAACTCGGTATACGTTCCGAAACGGTAAAATCGGCACACGTCGTGCAGACGGTCTACGTTATCTTTAACGGTTAAAAAAGAAAGGGAAGTTTAAATTATGAGTAGTGAAGATGTTGCGACAGACTTAGGTCAAAATGAAGCTGCGGCACAATCTGCACCTGTACCACAGGAGCGAATGATTCCACAGTCTGAAGTTGACAAAATAGTACATGCAAAGATAATGCGCGAACGTGAACGTAGCGTAGGCGGAATGCAACAAGCGCCCAATGCTCAAGCTAGTGGATACAACGAAGAAGAACTGCTCGAAAAGATGGCTTCACGTATGCAGAAACAGCAGGATGAGCAACGCCAACAATACGAGCGTGATCAACAGAAAGCGCAGGTTGACGAAATAGCTAAGACTTATCTTGAAAAGATGGAACAAGGCAATGAGCTTTATGACGACTTCAAAGAGATAACCGAAGACTTTTCACCGGCCACTTATCCGCAGATTACTATAATGGCAAGCCAATACGATAACTTACCAGACATCATGTATGAGCTGAATAAGAATCCTAGGAAGCTTGTAGATTTACACGTGTTAGCATTGACCGACCCGCCTAGAGCGAAAAAGGAAATGGCTAAACTTTCTCAGTCTATAAAACAGAATGAGACGGCGCTTGTAAATAACTCTAAGTCACCAGCTCCACTATCCAAAATGAAATCTTCTTCTGTAGCCGGGCAAGATAACGGAAAGAGAACAATTAAGGATTTAAGAAAGGAAGCCAGATTTAGAGGCTAGCATTTCTACTTAAGAGCCAATCCAGTATCTAGTCCGATGTAAATTTTTTAACATTGGAGAAATACTATGGCTGTAGACGCCACAAATATACTGCAACAAGTTGCAACTTACCAAGAATCCGACTTGGCATATCTTATTAACTTAAACTGTTTTGTAACCACTGCTAACACTAAGTTTAAGAATTTCCAAACTGAAATCGGGAACCTTGGCGACACTGTTACATTTGACAGAACACCCCGTTATGTTACTAACAATTCCTTGGTTATCACTGCTCAAGCATCTGTTCAGCGTGTGCAAACTTTAACAGTTGATAACGCACAAAACGTAGCTTACAACTTTACTTCCCAGCAAATACTGTTCAACGTAGATGAATATTGGGATAAATTTGCCAAATCTGCGGTTGAAGAATTATCAGCAAACGTTGAAGCATCAGTTGCAAATGTTTGCGTGCAAAACACATTTAGATTTTATGGTGATGGCGTAACTCAAATTACAACATTCAACCAATTAGCTAAAATGCTTAGCTTTTACAGGAACTTTGGCGCACCTAAAAACTCAACCAAAGGTTTCTTGTCCGACATAGCTGTTCCTGACATCGTAGGTTCTGGGTTGAATCAGTTTGCTACAAAGCGTAATGATGAAACCGCAATGAGCTGGGAAGTTGGCGCGTTTAGTCGTTGCGAATGGTATCAGTCAAACTTGTTACCAGTTCACATTGCAGGCTCCGAAGGTATCAACGGTACAGTATTGACTGTTCTTAGCACTACTAAGAATGCTAACGGCGAAATCACTGCGATTACCTTTGAAAATACTAACGCTGCAAACGATGCGGCTTCTGTGTTGAAATATGACAAGTTTCAGTTTAGCGACAACATCACAGGCTTTACAAACTTACGCTTCTTAACTTTCATCGGACATTTCCAGTCGGCAAGCCCCGTGCAGTTTGCAGCAGCGGCAACGGCAGCATCGACAGCAGGAAGCGAAGTAACAGTTACTTTGTATCCACCGTTACTGCCGGGCAAATTGCAAGCAGCATCAAGCGACACAATGAATATCAACGTAGATATTTTAGCTGGTATGCAAGCGACAGTATTGCCTTCTCATAGAGCTGGTGTTGTACATGCAGGCGAGCCTGTGTTCCTTGCGATGCCGAAGTTACCGACTCAAGAGCCGTTCTATTCTGCTTCTGAATATGACGAAGATACCGGTGTTGCGATGAGATGTTATTGGGGCACAGTGCTAGGCCAGAATCTCCAAGTGATGGCTCACGATTGCATCTGGGGATATACTATGGTCCCAGAATATGCGATGTCTGTGATATTTCCACTCTAATTTGTTCCCCCTCTTGTTGTTGGTTCCATATATAGCAAGGGGGAAGATAGAAAATACGGCGAGGCCATCCCGCCTTACGAATTGTTAGATGATTTAATTAAAAGGAAATTATTATGACCACATCAAGTTCAGGTTCAATACTACCGGGCAGCCCGATGGTTAACCTTGGTAATTTATACGTTAGAGGCGCAGAGTTAACCTATTTAACAGGAACTACGCTTACAGTAGGCGCTGGCCAAGTTCGTGACTCTACAGATTCTAATGACATTATTGTTGGCGGTAACTTGTACTCTAACCCTAGAGTTGCATCAGCTGCGGTTACAATTAATACTGCTTTAACTGGCGCATTAGGCGTGGATATTGGCGGCGGTGCTGCAATCGTTGCTAGTACAATGTATGCAGTGTATGTAATCGGTGATTCACGCGGTTTTAACAGCGGCTCTGCTATATTATCAGCAAGCTTTACCCTTCCTTCATTGCCACTAGGCTATGACATGTATCGCTATGTAGGTGCTGTTTCGATGGATGGCGTAAAGACTGTTCGTAAATTCTCGCAAACTGGCGCAGCATTAGACCGTACGATTTGGTATGACCCAGGCACAGCCTCAACAACTTTAGGCGTAGCAATTCCTAGCTCGCGCACAACAGCGGTTGCTGCTAATGCTTTTGCATCTGCTGGCGTTTTGACAAGTTTAATTCCCCAATCTCGAGTAGAAGTGCTTTTAAACGTTAGTTACACCGCAAATGCTGCAGGCGATGTTATTAGATTCGCGCCTTTTGGCTCGACTGGTTCCTATGCTTCTTTTTCCGGTGTTGCGGTTCAAATACAAAACACAGTTGTTAGAGTTCCCGCTGCATTAAATGCAACTTCTCTAATGGATGTTGTAGTTGCAACTCCTGCGGCTATCGGTGCATTAGCTATAACCTTAAATGGATATATCGATCAGCTATAATTGATGTAATGTAATTCCCTCGATTTTGGGGGAATTAAAAATGAGGTTAAGCCATGACTTTTACCGTAACTAAATTAATATCCGAAGCGTATTACGACAGCTCTGTAGTTTCCAGGCAATTTGCAACAATTCAAGGGTATGAATTAAACGACGGCCTGCTGTGGCTTAACCAGCTTCTTGGCGATAAAGCTATGGACACGGGGGACATCCCGTATATCACTCAACAATACAGCTTTAACGCAGTTGTTGGACAAGAGACATATTTTGTGCCCGGTCTTGCGAGCATTGACGCTTTAGTATTTTACATAGGCTCTATTCGATATCCCATGCAATACGTTGATAGAATCAGATATTTTGGCTCACCAAGGGCTAATAATATTAATGCTCTGCCGGTGTCTTACACATATGAGCGTGTACCTGGCGGCTGCAATATTTGGGTATACTTCTGGCCTCAGCAGGCTTTCGAGTTTAACGTTACAGGCAATTTCTTTATAGAAAGCGTAACTCTCAATCAGGATTTACAATCTAAGATTACAACAGCAAATTTAGGCGTCGCTACAGTTGTTACCCCTGGCACGATTAGCGCGGGGCAGCTTGTGGTTAACGGTATAGATTTAGCTGGAACTTATGCTACTGCATCAGACTTGGCGACATACATTAACACCGGGGTAATACCCTATGTTACAGCCAACATTAACAACTTTGAATTTGTCTTTCAAAGTGTTTTAGGCAAGACAATAAGCATCGTTACAAGCGGTATATTGAACGCTCCAGTTCTCGGGCAGATTACATTTAAAGACTTTAGTCTGCAAGATGGCTACTTTTCGCAGAACTTTTACGCCATGGTGTTTGACGCTTTTTACACAAACTATCTTGAATACCAATTAGCTGAGCGTATCTGTCAAAAATTAAACTTTGCAGTGCCCGATGGCGTTAAGGAACAGCTAGCAAGATATAAGCTTCAAATAAATAAGATGGCTGAACCGCTCGACTTAAGATATCAAAAAATAAGTGTTTTAGGGGATATTAGAGGTATTAATTACGCGCAGGCAAATATAGGGCGCGGATACACAACCGGCGGGGGCTTATAGCAATTGACAAGCGGAAGGGTTACGCCAAACGGCACATCTCAAAAGCTAGATATAGTTGGCGGCTCTACGTTTGGAAAATACTCTAAAATATCTGCTGCAAAAACTTTTAACATGTACGTATCCAGCGCGGGGATTGAAGGCTCAGAAAACCAAGAAAATTGGATGGTGGGTTTCCCTGGCTATCAAAGGGTTTTAAACTTACTACCATTTCCAAACCCTTACCCAAACCCGCCACTCCAGCCAGACGAAGTTCCGGCTGGTGCTGGTCGTGGCATATTTTACTCTGTGCGCGGTAACTTTATTTTAGTTGTTGTAAACAGTGTGGTTTACAGGCTAAGCCCAACCCTTGGCCAAACAACAATCGGCCCCCTAAATACGTCCTCCGGCGAGGTGTTTATGGCTGAAAATTTAAACTCTCAGATATGTATAGTTGACGGTCAAGATGCCTGGGTTTATCAGTATTCAGCGACAGTTAAGTTTGAAAAACAAATTGACGGCGCATTGACAACAGGAGCTTTAGTTCCAAATTATGTTGAATATCACAATACTTTTTTTCTGTTTGGGAATGGCAACACTAGCTCTAATGGGGCGTTTTGGTATGTATACCAATTTAACCCATCAGGTGCTCCACCTGTCGGCTCTCTTATATTGCAACTTACAGTAGGCGGCCAATTTGCCCTGCAAACTAAAGCAGATTCGGCGCTGGCGGTCAAAAGAATCCCTGCTCGCTCTAGTAACGTTTTAGTTTTTGGTAAAACAGTCTGCGAGGTGTGGACTCAAACAGGGGGCGTTGAAAATTACACAAAAAACCCAGCCCTTAGTATCAACTATGGTTGTCAATCTGTATCAACGATAGCCGGTGGTGCAGAGCTTTTAGTTTGGCTCGGCATTAACGAAGAAGAATCGCCGGTTATCTGTGCGTATGACGGCGCCAAACTGCAAAACATATCAACCGACGGCATAGACAAGCTGTTAGGCTCTATAAGGCACCCTGAAACATCTACGGCAATGTTGTATCGTGAAGATGGGCATTTGTTTTATATCTTAACGTTTTATGACGAGCAAGATAATTTAACTTTAATGTATGATTTTAACACTGGATTGTTTTCTAATTTAACAAACCAGGGCATGAATTTTCATCCGGCCCGCGGGATAGTTTATTTTAATTTAAAGACTTATTTTATATCGCTTAGAAATGCAGCTCTTTATGAAATGGATTCTTCTATAACCTATATAAATGAAAACCTACCCAGGACAAACGCCCAGTCGCCGTACAACTTTAATTTAGTTTATGAAATGCAGCAAATGCGCATAACATCCAACATAAGACTTGCAAATTCTGACAGATTTATAGTTAACGGCTTAAATATAACTCTGGAGCAAGGCTGTGATGAGGACTATACTGGAGTAGACATAATAGATGGAATTATAACCGAGACTATAACAAGCCCGCCTTTAACCCAGATAGTCACAGAATTTGGTGATATAATAGTTACAGAAGATTCTGGAAGTGGTACGACTGGGGGGTTAATTGCCCGGCCCGATTACACGCCAAGAATTGACTTAAGATTTAGCAAAGACGGTGGCGTAACATGGAGCAACTACGTATCACGTAGCTTGCACGCCCTTGGGTATAGGCAGAATATTTTACACTGGGGAGGCATGGGCGTAACGAACGACATTTGTTTTTGCTTTCGGTACTGGGCCGTTTCACGTATTGTTCTAAACAACGGAATTGTTGATATTATTATATGAAAACATCTGCTCACAGGTATTCTTATGAAAAGATTAAAGCTGGTAAAACCTGGAAACACATATGACCACTGCTGCAAACATTCCACAATACGCGTTTAATGCAGAATATTCTGAGCAAGAGATATATCAAGAATTATTGAATAGAGTTTTAAATGATTGGTTTCGCACAGACATAGGGTTTTTTTTGCCAAGCTTAACAAATGCAGAGGTTGCGACGTTGGTCGCTATAACTCCTGCGATAACGGCCCCAAGAATCTGGTTTAACTCAGACTTAGGCAAGGCTCAATTGTTGGTGTCAGCGGGTGTAACCGAGGTTATAACCAGCGTATAGAGGTGGATATTATGGCATTTGATTTTAGAGACTTATTACCAGCAGCCGGAAGCTTAGCTGGTGGTTTTTTTGGTGGACCTATGGGTGCATCTGCGGGCGGCGCTGTGGGTAATATGTTTACGAGGGATAAAAGCGGAGAAGGCGCATCTAAGTATCTTGACCAGGTTCAAGGTTATGGGCGCGAGGCTTACAATCCGTTCATCAACCAAGGGCGTGAAGCTTATGGTCAACTTGGTCCAAAGTATAACCAAATGGTTAATGACCCTTATTCGATGTATAACGAAGATGTAGACAGCTATAAACCTTCGGCTCAATATGAATTTATGCAGCCCAGATTGAATCAGGCTATGGGCAACACTGCCGCTGCTGGTGGTTTTGTCGGTAATGATGCCGACAAAATGAGTCGCGCACAGCTTGTGCAGCAAATGTTAGGCTCGGACTTAGGCTCGTATTTAGACAGAATAAACGGCATGCGAGGTGCCGGGATGGCAGGTTTAGAGGGTTCTGTGGATAGAGGCTTTGGAGCATCCAGCAATTTAGCCGATTATCTTGGTAATGCAGCAGGAAACC